GCCGTTGCTTGTGGGCGGCCAGCTGGGGCCGTATCTGGGTGAGCGGGTCGGCCGGCGGGTAGCCGACCCCGAACGCCAGATCGGGTGACGTCGGCGCGGCGGCCCGGTAGTCGGCGACGGTCATGTCGACGAGCGCCTGGCGCAGCACCGGGTCGTCGACGGTGACCGGGTCGTCGCCGGTGCGGTCCAGATGATTGTTGATCCGTTGCCCCGCCGCCGGGACGAGCTCGGCGATGCGGTCGGCGTCGAGGTCGCCGGCCGTGAGGCGCAGCACCTCGAGCGCGGCGGCGGTGATGTCGGCGACGTCCCACCACACGGCCTGGTCGGGCGGGGCGACGGTGTAGGTCACGGCGCGGCGCCTCCCACCCAGGCCGACCCGGTCCAGCAGGCCCGGCCCGGTGCGCCGGCGGTGCCGGTCTGCACGTACTGGCCGGTCGTCCACGCCGAGCCGGGGCTGGCGGTGACGGCGACCGGGCGGCCGGCCTGCAGGTCGGCGACGGTGTACGGCCCCGGCCGGCGTGAAGCTGCCCGGGATGCCGGCGGTGGCGCCGGCCGCGACGACGCGGGCCGGGCCGGAGCCGTCGGCCCGCACGACCTGCTGATTCGGGTTGTCCCAGATGGTGCCGCCAGCGCCCTGCGTGCCCGGCGCCGGCGGTTCCGTCGTCGGCGTCGGCGTCGGGTCCTCGTCGGGCGGGCAGTCGTCGGCGACCGGCGCCGGCTCCGGGTCGGTGTGCTTCGCCATGATCAGGCCGTCAGCTTGATGACGCCGCCCGCCGTGGTCACGGCGGCCTGGAAGTAGCCGGCGTAGGCGACCTGCACACCGATCACGCTGGGTTCGGTGACCTGCAGGGTGCCGATGCGTTGCTCGAACACTCGGGCCGCGGCGGTCGACATGAGCAGGACGGTGCCGGCGGCCAGGCCGTACGACATGACGCACGGCACGCCGGAGATGGTGCCCATCACCCCGGATGCGAGGTCGCCGGCCGAGAATCCGGCGGACTGGCTGTTCTGCGGGTTGACCGGGGCGAACAGCTGGCCGAGCGCGACCATCATGTCGGGCGACGCGGCGAGCAGCAGGCCGCCGCCGCCGGCGGTGTTGCTGTAGATCGTCGACACGGCCTTCCAGATGGCCGCCGACACTTCCGCCGCGGTCGACGTCGCCGTGATCACCGGCGTCTGGGCGGTGGCGCCCGCCTTGATGATCGTGCCGGCGACGGTTTCGGTGACCCGGGCGTAGTAGGCGGCCAGGTCGTTGACGATGATGTCGAGCATCGACGGCACCGACCAGTCGATGTCCTGGCGGGAGATGTTGACGTAGCCGCCGTAGGTGTCCATCGCCACGGCGACCCGTTCGATGAGCATCTTCTGCGAGACGAGCTCCGCCTTCTCGGCGGTCTGCTTGGCGACGTTCGTGTGCTGCGTCACCCGGGGCAGGTTGAACCGTCCCGACGGCACCGACTGCGGGCCGAGCGTCGACACGACCGGGCGGGACTGGTCAACGAAATTGATGAGCGGGGCGACGATCGGCTCCGGGATGACGCCCAGGTTGTCCGGCGTCGTCTGGTGGGCGGCGGCCCGGGTGTACAGGTTCATGCGTTCGCGGGCCTGGCCGTCACCCCAGCCGGCGAGCGACCAGTCGGCCAGGTAGGCGCCGACGGAGCGGTACTCGACGGCGGTGCGGTCCTGGCGCTTGGCGTGAACGATGGCGTCCTGAATCTCGCGGGAACGCACCATCGATTCGGACGACTGCCGGAAGGCGTCCGACAGCGGCTTGAGCTTCTCGCTCAGTTCGGTGATCTTCGCCGTGTTCCGGGTGACCTGCTCGTACTCCTGCTCGTCGAGGTCGCGGCCCGCCTCGCGGGCGCCGGCGACGAGACTGTTCGACCAGTTGTCGAGCTCCTCGATCTTCGACGCATAGTCGGCTTGCATTTCCTGGATGGCGGATACGGCCACGGCGGTGCTCCCTTAGTGGGTCGGAACGAACGGTTCGACAACCGACTAGGGCGTACTGGCCTGCCCGGCCCACTACTGGGGCGTCTAGGGCGGCGGCCCGGCGTCGACACCACCGTAGCGCGCGGCGCGCATCGCCGTGGTGACCTCGTCGAGCAGCGGCGTCGACGACAACGGCGCCCGGCCCGGCTGGTGGCGGACGTCGATGACGTTCGCCGTCTCATAGGCGGGGTCGGCGACCAGGGCGATGTGATCGAGGAAGGCGCGTCGAATGGTCCGGCGGCGCCGCCCGTCGGACCATTCGGCGTCGCCGGCCTTCAGGCCGAACCCGATCGACGCGTCGAGCACGCCGTCGTCGGCCAGAGCGAGGGTTTCGTCGCCGAGCGGCGTCGCCGAAATCCGCAGTTCGGCGACCAGCCCTTCGGCCCGGGTCGGGTGCAGCTCGAGGGCTTTGCCGACGGGGCGGCGGGTGTCGTGGTCCCGGTTCACCTTGATGCGGTTCGTGCGTGACTGCACGCCGGCGAACGCGCCCTTGGCGAACGACTCGATGTACGAGCGTTCACCGTCGAAGATTTCGGCGTCCGACTCGTACGGGACGGCGACGACGGTGACGGTGCGCCGCGGGAACGACACCGACCCGACGACACCACCCGATCGGATTTCGAGGGGGCCGAGCGCGGACGGCCAGGCGTCGGCGGCGGCGGTGAGTGTGGCGGTCATTGCAGCATCCCTGACGTGAGGGTCGGCGTCGGCGCGGCGACGGTGAACCGTTCCATCTCGGCGATCTTGCGGGCCGGCAATGCCTGGAACCCGTCGGGGTCGACGATGCCGTGCATCATCTGGTAGTAGGTGGCCTGCGACACCGGGTCGGGCCTGATGTAGTCGTCGCGGTTCAGTTCCAGAGTGGTGCCGGCGGGCAGCGCGAACTTGGAGAGGGCGGCGACGATCGGACGCACCAGCGGGCGCAGGTGGGCGCGCCACTGGTAGTCGAGCGTCAGCGCGGCGGTGTTGTACACCATCGAGTCCGACGACTGGGGCAGCCCGACCAGGTACGGCGGGACGCGGAGCAGGACGGCGATGCGGGCCTCGGTCATGCCGGCCAACTCGGTCAGCGCCAGGTCCTTCGGTGACAGGCCGGTCGAACGGAAATCCAGACCGCCCGACAGCACGGCCGGCAGGCCCAGGCTGTTCATGCGGGCCTCGATCCACTGGGACTGCAGTTCGGCGGCCCGTTCGGCGGTCAACTCGCCGGGGTGCACGAGTGTCGTTGTCGGGGCGCCGCCGGCGGCCATCAGGTTCGTCAGGTAGGCGCCGAGCAGGCGGGCGGCGACCATGCGGCCCCGTCCGACGGCCAACGCGGAGCGGCCGCGGGCGTCCTGCGTCGTCGCGTAATACCTGATATGGCAGACGTCGTCGGTGGGGACTTCGCGGTCACCGATGCGGTACTGGCGCAGCCCGGTGTCGTCGAGCGCGACGTCGACGAGCCACGGCGGCACGCAATGGAACCGTGACGGCCAGCCGGACGCGTAGCGGGCGGTGGCGACGATGATCGCTTCGCCGGCGGCCTGGAAATCCCACCACAGCTGCCGGAAGAACTCTTCCCAGGACTCGTAGCGGTCGGGGTCCGGGTTGGTCAGCCAGCCGGCGTCGAGCGACGGGGCGGCGCCGACGAGGTACGGCGGCATCGACGCGGCGACCGAACTGTTCAGGTCCAAGCAGGCCCAGGCGATGTCGACCAGTTCCTCGGCGTGGCCGCCCCAGTTCGGTGTCGCCCAGTCGGCCGGCCAGCCGGCCCACGGCTGCGGGCGGGGCGGGGCGAACGCTCCGGCGCCGGGCGGGACGGTGTCGACGTCGGACACGACGGCGGCGGGCGGCGTCGGCGGCGGCGGTTCCGCCGGCGCCGGAATCGGGGCCGGGGCGTCCGGATCACGCGGGATCAGGGCGCGGGTCTCGGCCACAGACCCGAAACGTTACCACCCGGTAATGTCGCGGCGCGATCTATCGGATCGCTGGGGTGGGTGGGGTGACCTGGGCGGCGTCGAGCGCCCACAGTGTCGCGCGGAGCAGGTCGGTGCGGGCGTTGTTGTTGACCAGGCCCAGGCCGCCGCCGGTCAGGTTGTGGACGCGGGCGCGGGCCAGTTGCACGTCGAGGTCGACGGTGTCGTCGTGCACGACGCGACGCTCCGCCGCCAGCGCCCGGAGCAGGACCAGCCCGCGCCCGGTTTCGGTGGTGCCGGCCCGGGTGGCGCCGAGCCGGCCGGGCAGGTCAGGCGGCAGCTGGTTGTTCATGCGGGCCCCGACGATCAGGCGAGCGCCGGGGCGGGCGTCGACGAACTGTCGGACGATGCCGATCGCCTCCGACCAGGACTGGCAGGCGCGGCCGTCGACCTCGAACCGGCCGGCGCCGTCGGACGCGACGAACGCCGCCGCCGCACCCTCACCCCGGTTCTCTTCGAGGGCGACGATGCCCGGCCCGTCGACGACGTCGAGGGCGCCGGCGCATTGCTCCCAGACGCCGTCGCCGAGCAGCGGTTCACCGTGCCCGGCCCGGCGCCTGACGGCCGGCCACCGGTTCATCCACTGGGCGCGGAACGCCTCGAGCGGGTCGGGCTCGTCCGGGTCGTCACTGGCGGCGCCGGGGCCGGTGGCGGCGGCCAGGCGGGCGGCGATCATGCGGCGGCGGCGTTCCGTCCAGTGCGGCGACGCGGCACGCCAGCCGGCCTCGTCGTCGACGTCGCAGTCCGGGGGTGCGGACCATTCGACCCACAGATCGCCGCCGGTGGCGTCGAGGTCGGCGACGGCGGCGTTGCGGCGGTTGACCATGAGGGCGGTGGCTTTGCGGTGGGCGGTGGAGACGAGCCACAGCTGGCCGGCGGCGAGCTCGACCATCGTCGGGACCAGGCCCTCTTCGATGAGCACGGCCGGCACCGCCCACGCCTCGTCGACGACGGCCATCGACGCGGACAGGCCGTACACGGAGTCCTTCGCCTTGACGACCCAGCGGGAGCCGTCGGCCAGGTACTCGATCGACTCGGACCCGTTCGCCTCGCGCACCTTGTACAGGTCCGGGTAGGCGCCGGCCCAGCGGCGGGCCTGGCGTTGAATCTCGACGCAGACGGCGACGTCCTTGCCGGTGTGTACGACCATCTGCGGTTCGTCCCAGTGTCGGCCCTGCCGGAGCCGCCATAGGCACGCCTCGCGCATCAGGTACGACTTGCCGACCTGGCGGGCGACGGTCAGGTCGGCGGCGTCCCACACGAGCAGGCCGGCGGCGTCGTGCTCGAGGGCGCGGGCGACGAACAGGCGTTGCCACCAACGCAACGGGCGCCCGGTGCGGTCCAGGGCGCACGCCTCCACCTGCGGGCCGTACGAGCCGACCGCTTGCGGGTGGGGTGGCGACATGAGTCGGGGCCAGGTGGCGTCGGCGGGGACGTCGCGCAGGCCGGCGAGCCAGGCGACGTCCCACACCGGGTCGGCTGGCGGATAGCCGACCGGCTCGATCGGGGCCGGCGCGGCGGTGACCAATCCGGAAGGGGCGGGACGCGGCGCCGGCCCACGTCCGGCCAGTATCGCACCCTGACGGCGCGCGCACAGCGAACAGCTGGCGACGAGCTCGCAGCAGCCCGATGCGTCGACGTGGGCGTGCAGGCGCAGCGGCGGCTGGTGGTCGGCCTCGGTCGCCGGACGGGTCCGGCAGTGCACGCACACCGGATCGCCGGCGAGCAGGCGGGCCCGACCCTTGCGGTAGGCCGGCGTCGCGTAGGCCGGATTCGCCACAAGATCAGACGCTAGACGCCGTTATTCCGTAGTCGGGTCCCCTTGGTACTCCCGACCGGTCTGCGGCGATCCTGGACGATCCTGGACGATGTGGCGGGAAGGTGGCCGGGCTGGGCGGGAACCCGACGGTCGGGGAGGGGGAGAGCCGTTGACTGGGGGGCTCCC